AAAGAAACTAGAGGTTGCAAGCCTTGAAGATAAAGTACCTAATCGTGCATTCACCCAAGAAGAGTTAGATGCAGAAACCGATGCATCAACCAAAGAATGGATGTTGTGGTTCAACTCACCTGAAGGTATCGAAGCCCAGAAGAAGGCGATGATCGAAAGGGATGAACGTGAGAAACAGTTTGCACAACAGATGGCTGAGAACAAACTAAAACGTGAAGCAGAACATGAGAAAATGATGCAACGTTCAAGAGTTCTTCGTGCAGAAAGGGCAGAGAAAGCACGTGAAGTACTAGCAACAGGAATGTACAAAGGTCAAGCAATTACCGATGAACAAAGACGTAAAGCAGAACTCTACATTGAGAGAGAAGAGAAGACCAGAGCAAAAGAAGGAACGGCAATCATTGCCCCATCTACTAGTGTAGTAAACAACACTGCACCTACCACAGCGGTTATGAATATGAACATGCCTGCGGTAGATAACCTAGACACAACTTACGGATAAAAAAAAGGGGAACCGAAGTTCCCCCTTGACTACTTCAGACTGTATTAGTCTGCTTGTGCCATTTTGGCGAAGTAAGATAATGTATCATCTTCATCTTCTGAAGCGGCTGATTCAATTGCAGGCGTAGGTGCCGATACAATCTCTGGTTCAGATGCACTAACAGCAGGAGTCGCTTCCGCACTTTGCGTTAACGCCTCATTCTTCATAGTCGCACCATCACCAACCGAATGACCAAGTACAAGTTGTAGACGTGAGTTTAACTCGTCATATGACTTGTATTGTTTCGGATCAACAAACTCCGCAAGATCGTGAAGTTGATTATATGTTGCTTCAAGTTTAGTTTCGTCAGCATCAAACAATGCAGATGCAGATTTAAACTCTGACTTATCGTAGTTACGATATCCAGCCACATTACGAATCTTCAACTGGAAGTCTGCTCCAGCCCAAAAGTCAAATGGATTCACTGGTTCTTCGCCAGGAAACTGTGGTTGCATAACATCCATGAGTTTATCAAAGATCTTCTTACCATACTCGTACAAGAATACTTTACCCTCGTTCGATGGGTTAGAAGGATCACTCACAACTAGAATGTTAGAGATGTAGTGTAGTCTACGTTTTTGTTTACGAGCAGTTTCTTTATCTTCCTCGTTACCAGAGTTCCACAGACGTGAGTTCAACTCACCGACTGGATCCTTCTGTCCGATAGAAGTAAGAGACTTCTCGATATACCATTGACCAGTAGGGCCTTTAAACCCATGATCCCAGTAACGTTCCCAAGGAAGTTCCTGACCTTCCATGGCTGGAAGGAAACGAATGACTGCGTAACCGTTACCAGCGTCATCGACAGTTGGTTTCCACTTACGTTCGTCCTCGTATTTATTTTTAGTTTTCTGACCACCACCTACTTCTTGAGCAGCTGAGACCAGTTTTGAGATGTCAGTTTTACCTGACTTTAGATTTGCAAAAGACATATTTTTTCTCCGTATTTACAATGTATTAACAATTTATCCACTTTGTGCATAATATATGATTAGTATTATACCACACATAGTATTCGTATGGCAAGCACTATTTATACATCCAAAGTATTTACCTTTGGAAGTATATTCAAATCCATCGCTTCCTTTTCAAGGTTCTCTACGATTGATAGATTTAAATATTTTTTGATGTCCTCTATTTCGATATTGTTCTTTTCACAGATCCAAACAATAGCATCAATATAGGTCATCCTGTTCGTCCTCACTGCCGTCTCCACCATCGCCGAGAATTTCTTCTTGGTTAGAAAGTTTTGTTGCGGTTGCGTGGACTCTTCTGGGATCGTCTTCACCATACCATGACTCCTGTAGTTCCTTTGTCCAAGTCTGGCCTATGTCTGGATAAAACACACCCATAGTTCTGTTTGGTGTTCCGTCTGGATGATAAGACATGGCGACACATACTTTTTGTACTCTGTGTTCCATGTTCTCACCCCAACGGAAATCTCCCCAGTGTCCAGTTGACAAATAAGATTTCATATTTTTAATATAAGTTTGAAGGTCGTTGTACTCAGATCGCTCTTGCCATTTGGAAGAACTCTTCAGACTACTCATACCTCTCAACTTCAATTCATTACTTTTGATCCATTCCTTGACCTTCAGTGGATGAAGAAAATCATCTTCTGGTAGATCACGGATAGAATGATGGACAGTCTTTAGACCAGTATGACCACGTGCTTCTCGTGCTTTCGCAAGACGTTCTGCAGCTGCCTTTTTCTGTTCTTCGGTCATTGGTTTTCTTTTACGCTTAATCTTCTTGCGTTCGAAACCCAACTCCTTCATCATGGCTTCCTGTTTCTTCTTACGAGTCTCAGTTGCCTTCTGTCCTTTCTTTGTCATATCTTACCCGACTGGATTGAATGTTAGTAATGAATCATAACGGAACGATCTCCATTCCTGTAGACTTAAATCAAACACCCTACATGCAACCTCGTGGTTGTTAGGTTCTTTGTCTGACTTAGGACGTTTGTCCTCTGGTATCAAATCGGATACCAAAGTCGCTTTCATTTGACGGACTTCACCATCTTTTACTTTCGTAAACGACAGATCAACTTCTCCGTTTCGCAATGCAGTAAGAACCGTGTCCCTACTTGGTAGTTGCGTATCATTCATAATATAGTACCTCACTATTTAGAATTATTTAACTTGCCAGAATGCAAGTCCTTTAACCATTTGTCTGATTGATCAAACCAAACGATCACCTGTTCGAAAGATTTTAACAATCCTTCTATGGATTCGGATTCCTCTTTAGAAGGAACTCCGTCACCTACCTTTTCGTCTTTACGATCTAAGTAATAACGAATAGTGTCAACATAAACATCACGCAACATCTCGACAGTTACCGCTTCCGCTTGGTCAGCTGAGATCTCTGGAAGATCTACAAACTTACGTGGTTCACCGAAACTTTTATTTGAATTTTCGGAAACCTTCAACGGTTTAGAACTATCGCCTTTGGTTGCACGAGTCTTCGATTTAGTTGTAGCCATAATTACATTTCCCCTATGCGAGTGTTATCTAAAATAGAACCGTAGTGCGCTTTCGCATAGTCAGAAGCATCACTCCAGTGTATCATTGACATGTCATCGTATTTCTCGATTTGTGCCACTTGTTTATCAACCTCACGATCTAACAACTTTTTCTTCTGAACCTTTTCAGCAGCTGCCTTGATCATGGCGTATCGTTGAACTTTATTTATCTTTTTCATATCTCTCCTCATTAAAACTCATCAAATGGAAAACAGTCTAGGAAAAGTTCACGTTCTAGTTTGTACGCCTCTTTTTCCCATGGCTGATTCTTGTAATGGAAACCGTCTGCTTTGCGACCTTTCCATGCGAACCCACCTTCGCACGTTAACTGACCACGGAAGAACTGTCTTGCGTGAACCATCTCGTGTGCGAGGGCCTGCATCTGTCTCATGAAACTCTTATCTTTAGTTGCGATACTGATTACCGCCTCTTTGGTATCACCGAGACATAGTCCGTCAGCTTCATCTTCTAAGACAGACTTAAATTCAATCATCAAATCACGTTTGGTGAATCGATGGATGTTTAACTCTTTCATCAAGTTACGTATGTATTGATCTACTAAATCTTTCTTTGCGTGACGACCTGATACGAAGTACATAAACAATCTCTCTTTAATTTATGATGCCATTATACGACATTACACAACACTTGTCAAGCGTTATTTGCCAATATCTTTAATATTTTTTGGCCCAATGACTTGATATGCACCTTTGTTATAAGCAGGTGCGATAGTATAATTAGATGATATATCCTTTTTCTCTTGACTTGTGAGTGTACCACCAGTAGATCCGTAAGATATGGAATCTGCGCTCGGGTAATCTGGAGTTGCACGTCTGAAGGTATCAGGCGCAACGTAGGGTTTGAACTCAGGGACTTTCTTCTTTGGGGTAGTCCAGTAGTTAGTCTTCTTCTTACGTCCGTTAGACGTGTGTCTCATACTAACGTGAATCATCTAGATAGTCTCCTGTTTTCTTTGACTCTTTCTTTTTGTCTTTGTGAGTGGCTGGTTTGTTGAAGGTGTTAAGGTTCCTCGCAACAGGATTCTTCTTGCGTTTCTTATGCAGTTCCCATTGTAACCGTTTATTCTTCATTCTCCTCAATCTCCCTTAGAATACCAGTCAACTCACTTTGGACTAATGCAAAGGTATATAACAACTTGTCATCTGAATTGACAGCCTTTTCGGTGTACTCTTGGATCTTGTCCTCGAGCAGTTTTACAATCTGATCTTTACTTAATGACAATGTCCGTCTCCTAAATGATATCCAACCAAAGCACCAAGTAAGAATATAAACCAATCCATTACGAAGTGAAAGGAAAATGCCAACACCAGAATTTCCTTCCAGTGTCTTTGGCATACTTCCTTATATTTTTTAAACAAACTCATAGATGCGAAATGTTAACAAGAATCTTGTCAACCTCAGACATGGTCAGATAACCAATAACATCACTAGTTATGGGTGTATCATAACACAATGCACCTTCGTTGTCAAGCACTGCAACTTCGTACTGACCGTTCTTACCACCGTAAGAGAAGTCATGTTTGACTACAGATGCACCATAACCATTATCAAACTTATAAACAAGTTGATAACCGTTTTGATCTGGCATATCATGTTTCACGATAGTTGTACTACCTTTGATTTCGAAATTACTCATCTAACTTGTTCCCATAGTAATCGTGAGTACCATCACGCATTTTGCGTTTACGCCACGAAGATTCCTCGGTAGCTGCATAACTACCCATAATCATTAGGGCGCAAAACAACCCTACTCCCATAAACATTACCACACCAGCTAGAAATTCTAACATTATGCAACCTCCTTCAGGTTCCTATGATATTCTGCCCTTCCCGCTTCGGGAAGCATGACAAACGATTCTGTACCACCTTCATTGTAGTACAGACCTCTCTCGGCAATATAATTGCCGTAGAAGTTCTTCGTAAGGAAGTATGGGTACTCCCACTCCTCCCACGGAGTCTCATCGAGATCGACTACAGAGTAGTCAATGATGTATTCCTCCGAAGCAGGATTACTGTACTCGATAAGAGGCTTAACCTCCGCAACGATGTCCTTAGCGGACTGCGAGTTCACATCGAACTCAACCACGTAAGTGGATCCACCCTTGTACTTCCAGTACTGGGGCACTTCACCCTTACCGTCCCAATCATGGGCTCCATAATTTTCCCTATATTGGGTTCCAATCACAATTTTCGCTTTAGTCATATCAATTACCTCTCTCACTAAAATACTATAATAACAAACTCAACAACTTTTGTCAAGCACTTTTTTAAACTTTCTTCTAGACTTCGACCACTGTTTCATGGGTGACTTGAACATAATTTCTTCGGTCGTCCCATTTTTTATATATCCAGCTAGGTGTCCAGCACCATTAACAATGTAAGTGTGATTGGGGACTTTGTGGTCTCCCCAATCAGTGACTTCTAGTAAGTACTCCATTAACACTTACCTGTGTAACCAAGAGTTCTCATCGCTTGAACAGGAGTCGTTTCCTCGTTCAACTTGAGATACTGTTCAACAGTAACGTTCTTGACTAGGAAGTTAACCCAAGTCTTCCAAGGTTTGTAACCATACTTGAATCTTGCGATAAACTCAGGTTTCGGTTTACCAACCCAAGATGGGTGACAGTTAGGTCTTGCGACCTCCATATTCACACTCTTAGTGTGTTTACCTCTATACATGAGATACATACCATCCCACGTGAAGTCTTCTTTATTAAATTTCGTCATAATTTCTCTCTCAGTTCTCATTTTCAATACAAGTATTATAACAACCGTGGCAACAAATGTCAAGCGTTTACGATAAAAAAAGTATAAATAAATGCAGTAACTAGAAAAAAGGTATAAATAACACTATGAGTAACGAACTATTCGATTTTGGTTTTACCCTTGTAGATGAGAACGAACTAGAGGTTGTCCAACAGGCACAGTCACAGGTCGCATCTACTACTGCATCGGTATCCGAAACACAAGACAAATTAGACAAACTATTTAATGCGATTCAACCATTGTTGAACAATCTGAAGGCGAACCCAGAGAAAGAGTATATTCTGTGGCCTAATCGTACTGAGAAGATTGAACAGTTTGAAACGCACATCCAATCAATTTATAAAGGGTAACCCATGTTTTACAGAGATGATCAGGAAACGATAATCAGTGACGTTGACCAACACGGTGATTCAAAAATCACCTATGTGTCTCAAGAAGAGAAACTAGAGACATATCGTTTCATCAACAGTAGACTAGTAAATTCTATCAAACAGAATGGACTGGTATGTTTATATAAAAATGAAGAAGTGCATATGGTTGCTGAAGCAATGAACCGTGCGCCTCTCTACTGTAACTTCCTAACATCTCGTGGATACAAAAACATTCTATTTGTTGGTCACTTCAACTCTGGTCAATATCATTGGTACTTGGACAAGGCAAAGAATAATCCAAATACAAGAATGTATATGCCTTTCCCTCCCGAAAGAAACCACTTGAACTTTTATCCAGACATTAACATCATATTACAGTTCATCCCTATCTTCATGAAACAATGGGGTTATGCACCGAAGGTAACTATCGCACGTCCACCAGAGTCTCGTCATCGTGGTCTACTACATTACCTATACAATAAATTTAAAGTTGCAGAGAACGTAGAAGAGTGTAACCGTCAATACAAACACGGTACACCATTTGATTGGAAAATGAAAAATCGTGGCGTAGGTGCAGAGAAGTTTGATGCAGTTGTATTCGCTGGTATTCCTATGCATGATGGTAAACAATCATTTACCCTAGATCAGGTTAAACATCATTTCGCAAAATACTGTACATCGAATGTTGAGTATGTTGATATCTGGAACAATTACGATCTAGATGATGGTATGAGATTCTTCCGTAGTCAGAGAAAACACAGGATTGATGTTACTGGAAATATCGGTGAAACGATTACTACCAGAGCGATATGGGATAGAGAAACACGTAACGCTGGTCGTCCAGAAGAGTACGGTTTCTTAAAACGTCAGATTAAAGTTTATTCTTCCGAAGAAATACCTGTAGAAGATCAGGATACTGATTAAGCCCAAGTAACTGCTTTAGGAACATAAGAGGATATCTTTGCTTTGATATCCTTTTCTAAATTCGCAACTGGAGTAGGTGGTTTACCTTGACGTTTGACATAGAAGTATTTTGCATCTTCTAGGAATGATCCTCCACCCCCAGATACTTTCAATGCAGAGTCAACACCGACTTTGTTGAATGCGAATACAATATCCCCATCCATATATCTCTTTAGGGTTTTACCCATATTCAAGATATCTCCCATAGTCTGAGATGCACCACGGTGTGTGTTAACTAGGATCTCGGCAGGAACAGTACGACTACGAGTAAGGTTCTGTGCCTTCGCAACCTCGATATCATTTACTACCCACACGATATGGATATTCTTTTTATCGTAACCTACGTTAGTCAATTGACGTGACAGGTTTCCTAACTTAGCGATATCTTTGAGTGTTGTATCGAAAATAAGATTAGGTTTACGATCAGCAGGTGCCGCCAGAATACCAGTAAATAATGCTTTTTGTTTACGTGAATCAATCTGTAGAACGTTTGCGATAATGTCATGTAACTTACCAACGTTCTCTGAATTCTTCAGATCAGATGCAATGGCAGCTATGTCCATTCCAGTCTTTGCTTTAACACGTTTTTGAATTAGTTTAGATTCAGAAGCTGCTGTCTTGAGTGCATCGACATCCATGACTTTGCCTTCAAGTCCGACCAAATTCGAGAGGACAAATCCTTTGCCTGAACCAGCACCACCTGCCATGATAACTACGTTACCAAAGTTAGGATACGCCTTTCCACCGAATGTGATGAGTTTCTCTAGTAGAATCTCACCAGACTGTTGGAGTTCTCGTTCTTCGAGATAGTGCTGATTAAAGGTCTTCATAAAGTGTATTTATACAAATAAGCAGAGTACAGCAAGAACCACTAACCAAATAATTACGTTTGGTCGAAATTCCCATACAGTATAAAAGTCGTCAATTGTACCACGTACAAAATCAACTACGACTTCTTGCACATTATTCCAAAGTGCCTTTACTTTAGCTTTTAGTTTATTAATCACTATATTAACCCCCTTGAGATTTAGTTTTTACTACCACTTCCACGTTATCAGGTAAAGGTATCTTTACTTTTTTGTGGGAATGGTATAGGAAGAATTTAACATCAGAGTATTCACTGAACATTGCTGGCCAGATCGGTCTCCAGTTATTTGCAATCCTATGTGTATTATTTATAGATCTATCGCTTTCTAGGATCAAGTCTGTTGCAGATAACAACGTCATATCAAAGATAGAATCAAACCCATAGATGTGTACTTCTTTTGCACCCATCTTACCACACGCATAATCTACTGCCATGTGTCCACAACTAAAGTTAGTTGCGTTCCCAGCATACTCAGGAACTCTTTGCCAGAAGTCCCGAATATTCTGCGAATACTTTAAATAGAAGTTAGGTTGCATCTCCATCCATCTACGAGGTCGAGTACCAAGTACCCAATCATACATGTCAAGATTAACCCTACCTTCTGCCAGAGCCGCCATCATTTTGAAGTCAACCATACAAGATGCATGTACTTCTTTTTTCGGTATCTCAAATGGTGGCATGTTACAAATCAATAACTTGCCAGGCGTACCACGTTTAAATAGATAGTTGTGGTCACCGTTCCCTAATACATTAACTCTCATTACTACAGACTCTTATTCTCAAATCACTACTACTAAATCTATGATCTCGTTTATTAAAGTAAAGATCTATATCACGTTTACGACAGATATCTTTACCAGTAAAATCTTGGTCTCTATACTCTTCACCAAGGATACGTATATCTATGTTGTACATATTTAAGATGTCTTCAAGATCTTCTTCTGTTCCATATGGAATAATCTCGTCTACATAACCAACAGCTTTTAGTTGAGTGTATCTCTCAACCACAGTCTGGATAGGTTTGTTCTTTCCTTTCCTACCAGACGGATCTACTTGTAATCCACAGATCAAATAATCACATTGATCTTTTGCATCTCGTAACATTGATACATGTCCAGCATGTAACAAGTCAAATGCACTACAAGTGAATCCTACTTTACCTTTTTCCACCGAAGTATTCCGTTGCATGGCCTTCATTCACTAACATCTGATTAACATTATATTTTCCATTACCAAGATCTACTTCGATCTCCCCAAGGATACGTCCGAACTTTCCTTTCGCATCATATGTTTTGGTAATAAGTTTTACTACCGTTCCAGCGGGGGCCATGTTGTTGACGTACTCTTTGGCGGCAAGTCCCCTTGCTTTTTCCGCCAAGTCTCTGGTGCGAGTTTCTGGAGTATTGACACCATAAAGCCTAACACGTTGATCACTAAGAACAACGTCAAACCCAAGGTCAATATCAACGTCCACAGTATCGCCATCAACCCAACGTCCGATAGTTGCTTTATACTCATACATCTTCCTTCTCTCCAAAATATTCGAGAGCGGTATTTAACTTATCTTCTGCTTCGGCAAGTTTTCCAAGTTCACCTTCGATTGATTCAACGATGTCGGAATGTTCTCCGATACCAGCTGAGTTATCTAGATATACTTGTATGTTTGCACGTGAGATAGCAATGTCGCCCTCTAGTTTCTTTACCAATGCTTTTATTAAATAATGCATCATCCTATTTTCTCCTTAATTGTTTCTTTACCCTTATTCCCTGTATGGTGAATTACGCAAGGGTTTTTTCCAGCTATACCATCTATATAGTCCAGTCTTAACGTGTTAAACTTGGTCGGAAGGTCTCTTATCAAGGCGAGACGCATTATCTCATTACCACCAACCATCTTATATAATGTCTCTTGATCACCAACGTCTGGATTCTCAATACATTCTATTGCCCATTGTCTTAGAATATTTGGTGATCCTTCGAAGACAACGACTCCAGTATTATGCCAATTACCCAGAACACCACGTCTCTTTGTCCAAGGTCGATCTATTGCCATACTCAACTTACCTTGTTCTGTCCAATTGAATATAGTGTCGATACTATCATTGGTGACTTCACAATCAGTGTCTAACCAACAGACTTTACCAAATCCCATTTGAGATGCATCTAGCATTGCACGTGGTTTCTTGAACCATCCTTGCGCTTGACTGATAACCTTAAAGACTCTGACATTTTCTAAATGTTCTAGTGAATCCAGAACTTCTTCGGTCATACCAAAGTCTGCAATCAGTAGATGATAGTCTGTATGTTGTCGTAAGTTAGTAATGAACCAAGGTAGTTGCCACTCAGTATTCGAATCACATCCTGTTAGGTATGTTTTAAGCATTGATAATCTCAACCTTGTTATGTTTTGCGTGAGTTCCGATTTCTTTCTGTATAGTAGTGAACTCATCCTTTGCAGTTGCGGGCCAAGGGTAATACTCTTGTAACCAAGGCATATCATCTAAGTTCATAAACACATCTGTAGGTTTTGCACAGATCTTTGCCTGTTCGATTAGTTTCTTTGCACCTTCAGGTTTTACCAAGTACGCATGTGCGCCAGGAAAGTACCGTTTACTAGTAAGTTTATTAACACCCAGAGTAGGTGGTGTATTCCATTTACCGTATGATGGATGACCAATATTCATAACATAATCGAAATATACGTCTGGTACTCTATTATTCAAGACGGCATCATGTTCGAATATCGCATATGTCTCATTGTCCTCGACACACTTCTTCCATAAAGAATAGTGAGAGAAGAAAGCGGCCGCACAATTAAGTGTACGACTATAGACTTCATTTAATCCATCCATACTTAATCCCTCGTTTTCAAACAAAGAATTTAAGTCATCTTTAGGTGTTGTTGCTGGAAAGTGTTTAATGTTAATGTCGTACCAAGAACTATAACGGATACAACGATCCGCAACCATCTTAGATTCTTCATTATCCATTATTGTAATTACGTATGCCTTCATCGTGTTGTGGAAGAAACCACCCCTTGTACTTTAGTGTAATATGGATATACGACTCTTAGATGTAAGAAGTTCTCTCTACAGAGAAACGCATCATTGGGCCACATACCAAGTTCTTTAATTTTTTCTAACGCTTCTCGTGCAATCTTAGGTTCCATCCAGTATGCAGAATTTCCTGCCATACCTTGCGGTACTGGATCTTCTCCTTCTTCGTTTACTACTGGAGCGAACTTTAGATTATTAGTATAGGATACCAGTTCATGAAACAGTTGTGCCTTTCTTGTTGCACCACGTGGATCACATAATCCAACACAACCTAATCCCTTACGTATCCCAGTAAACTTTCGTGTGAATAACGCATCACTCTCTAATACCAGTGACGCTTGATCTTCCTTGACAATCTCTTCCCATACTCTCATATGAGATACCGCACAAGCAATTACTTTCAATTGGTTCTCTGCACGGTACATCTTTTTATAAACACCAGTCTGAAGATCTAGTCCTTCTTCGTCTGGTGACATGGGCCAATTCCATCTCCAGTCTTTCCAATCAAAGCAGACCATGTCTTTGAGATCTTGTTCCATAGTATCAGGCGTAGAGGCACGGAACACCTTTGGTGTAATATGTGACTTGGTTTCAACAATACTTTGTCTCAGTCTTGCGACTGCATCTTGTTGTTCACCTTCTACGTTGATAATATAAGCTGTTGTCATTAGGGTTCTTCACGATCGATTCGTTTGATTACTGTGTATCCAACATTATGTATAAAGTGATCAACTACTGCCCACTGTTGTTCGTGTTCAGTGATGTACTCTGCGATTGTTTTGAACAGTCCACGAGAAGATCTTACGTTTGCAGTATCATGAAACACGATATACTTCTTAACATGTTTTGCATGGAGTTTCAATTCACCCATCAAATGACTTGGTGTATGTAAACTATCGATATGAAGCATATCACATTCACCTACACTATCTTGATCGTGACTAGAGATCTCTTTAAAACTGAAATCAATATCGTTCTCTTTCGCATACTTTTCAAAGTGATGGATATAAGGTTTGATATAACGAGGTGCGATATCGATACCTGTAAGTTTCTTAGGATTGGTAAGTAACAGAGCGGCCAGTGTTCCTCCTTGACAGACTCCCAGTTCCCTAATAACATCACACTCTTTTGCACACTTGATAAGAGCATCATGATGACCTGTATAGGTTCGACCATGTTCTCCTTCTTGTGCGGACTTCAATGTTTTATAAAATTCGTGAATATCTTTCACGTGAGTAATATCTGGTTTAATCATAATTTGTGACTTAAATTGGGGTTAGTTTTCTGAAATTTTACTGGACTTGGATTCATGTATTCTAACTCTAATACCCCATGATTAATTAGAAAGTCTGATTGTTCTAATCCAAACTCAGCAGCTGCTGTGAGTAATTTATTTGCACCACTCACTGTCAAAATATATGCACTTGTGCCTGGCGTTAAATTGTATCCTAAGTATCTAGACTTTTTATAATACTTCAATGGATAACTTTCGGGAAATGTCTGAACTCCCAACTTATGACCGTGACGTTTATACCAACCAGTCATAGGTTGTTTGTTAAGACAACTAGGTGGTTTGAATGCACCATCCATGTTTAGGAAACAATAATCTCGTACACCTTTGTCACTAGGCATAGGTGCAGTTGCAAGAACATCATGTTCTAAGAATATCATCGATTCATTCTTCTTGATGACATCCTTCGCTAATCTCAAATTGTTATATAAACAAGATCTTTTAGTTTCGTACTTCCTTCTCTCTTTGTCATTTGCATGAGTACTGAAACCTTCGAGTCTACCTCCCTCCAATAAAGGAAACGGAAACTCATCAAGATCTAGAGTGTCACGTGTAACACCACCGACAACCTCATAGTTCCATTCGTACTTTTCTAACGATGCAACACAGTCCTTCATACAAGACTCAGACGGTTTGTTTCCCTTTACATATATGACTCTAGCTAACATCGCCAACAATCAACTTGACGTGTTCAACATCGACTACTGCACATTTCAAACCATCTAGTTCGACTGCGAACGCCTTTGTCCAGTCCAGATATACTTTCTGTTCTGGAAGTAAACCTGCCATTATGACATCTTCTGATCCACTAGTCGCAATGACTACGGCTGGTTTATTACCAGTGGCGATATCGTTTTGTAAAATGATACCCCCAGCGGTAGTCTCTTCCTTCTTTGCTTCCGCAACCAAAATGTTATTTCCTAATACCCTCATTCTAACTCCCAACTTATGGAAGGGCGCATATCACCCTTACCGTTCCAATGTATTGAACATCCACATTCTTCAATGATGGGGATGATCGCCTTTAAATTCTTTACGCCTTCTTTGTCACCGTTAAAACAGAAGGTCGATTCGTTCTGCATCTCTGGTGGATAACAAACCCAAGAACCTTCCCTCAGTAATCCTTCAGGTTGATTCTCTAGAACCGATTCTACGCCATACTTCTTGGCGACTTCCAACATGACACCTTCTTCACCGTCTTCTTCTGCCCACTGAGCTTCTTCTAACTCTTCGAAGAAATCATCTTCTCCTTCTTCAAGTAACCCAGACTGCATGAACTCTTCGTGTATATCGTACTGACAATCCTGTGAATGATTGAATAGTACTTTGGCAAGATCGACATCTTTGTATTCGATCGGATTACCATCTTTGTCTTCACGGATCAAGTATCCGTCTTTGTCGTACTGCGGATCAAAGTAATCAGGTACATCCATCCACGCACATGATTGGCAACAGTAGTGATTCCACCCTACGTACCAACCTTCTTCTTTAAGTCTTTCTTGTAACTTTCTAAAACCGTTCATAATATACTCCCATTATACCACACTTCAGTCCCAAAGTCCAGTATAATATTTTCCAAATAATCGGAATCCATTCTGAATACGTTCTTGTTTCTCTTTACTAAACTCCCACTCATCCAAGTCATTAACCTTGGCATCGAAAGCATAGATCATTTCTTTCATGATCCAGTCCCATCGATCGTGTATATCATCTTCGTGATCACCTCGTAACTCCCAAGGTACATCATCTAAATCGGTCATGGGTGATCCATGTTTCTCTTTGGCGAGTTGTAACAACATCGGTAGAACTATCTGTGCTAACGTATAGTCCATACTCCAAGTGTCCCACGGATCAATGTGGATCTTCTTTTTCTGGCTAGGTGCATATCCAAACCAGCGGTAAAGATATGTATGATACCATCTCCAATTTGGATATCCTCCAATCTTAACCTTCATGATTGGCGCCCCCGAAAGGAATCGAACCTCTAGTTGTCGGTTCGTAGCCGACTGTTTTATCCGTTAAACTACGGAGGCGAGTAAGACCATTATACACAATTGTATCCCCTTTGTCAAGCGTTAATTAATTTCATTAACTCATCGACATCCTCACCTTTGTTCGGTAGTTTGTCTTTGAGAAAGAAGTGTACAAAATAACATTCTTCTATTTTGTCATTTGCAGTAAAGAGTCCGTTCCATTGCCAACTCAGATGTCTGGTCGGTATCTTGTATTTCTTTAAAAAGAAGTTTAGTAGAGTCTGATCTGTAGACCACTTCCATGAACCCATGCCATCAACAAACTCTTTAAACTCTGATCGTTGGATAAACTGTTTACCAGTCTGTCCTTTTAGATATGGTTTAAACTTCTCTACGTTGATCAACATCATTCCCATGTTGAAGAACTCAAACCCCAGATCATTTGGTCTGAAGTCTGTTTGGTTGTTGTGTAGTTGTGTATATTGCATACGACTGTAATTAATAATCTTGTTTTTATACCAAGACTGAAGAGACATTTCTCTTTCACTAACAGCTGCAAATGCACAGTTACAATCTAGTTCATCAATTATGTTTGGTGAGTCTGGTCTAATATAGATGTCCGCATCAACAATCAATAGACGGTCATAACCATCCATCATATCGAATGCATTCTCTTTCTCGTAGATAGGAAGATAACCCCCATATTTCATATAGGACTCTTCACTACGATTAGTAAAGAATGGATCTGGTTTTATAAACATCTTGGGTGTCGTCTGAACAAAATGATCGAAACCATATTTCTCACAATAGTTGTGTACAGACTTGATACAGTGTTTATATAACGCAGATGGTTTACCCACCGATACTTGATATACTAAAGTTTTCATTCCATTTTAATGAGTACCACTTGACCATCTTCTATAGTGACGATGTACTCATCCCCTTCTCTCAATCCCAACTTTTCCGCAGTCAGTTCTTTATCGAACAATATGCGCCCTTGGTTTACTTCTAGATGATAATCTACGAATAACATATCTACTCCCTGTAGTCATTTAAGTCGAACTCCGTTCCGTGCATCTTCATTAGATCTCTTTCATGATTTGTGTACACCAATACTTCAGGATCGTCTAACAAGAAATCACAAGTCTTACAATAATCTGGATATGTCTTGTTTGTATGATCCTCTCTTAGTTTACTGTACTCATCTCCGAACCAGATCTCTTCAATAGTGTTTTCAGATGTATGGCCTAGTACCGCATTCTCGTCCTGTCCAAGTACTTGACAACAAGGTGCAACTGCACCCGACTTACCCTCAAGTCCCCCAGCACGAATTACAACGTCAGGTGAGAATGGTCTTCCACATGTCTTAACCTC